TCAAAACCCACGCATTTGGGATTTGACTTGGACAGCCAAGGACAGCACAGATGCTGATGCCATTGAAGCGTTCTTTGATGCACGCGCTGCTGACAATGCGAGCTTCACTTGGACGCCACTGGATGAAGCAACGGCTTACAAGTGGGTCGTGGAGAGTTGGTCGCGTGATCTGCGTTACGCCAATGTAAATACCATCACGGCCACCTTCCGTCAAGTATTTGAACCCTAATGGCGTACTCGGCTTGGGCTAGTTCAACTGCCTACAGCGTTGGTGCGATTGTCCGCGCCACCAGCCTGCAGGCATCCGGCCTTGTCTTCCAATGCACCACGGCTGGCACCAGTTCCAGCACACAACCAGCGTGGCCAACCGACATTGGCAGCACCATTGTTGATGGCACGGTTGTCTGGACGGCGATCAGCAGCGTCTACGAAGAACTGGCTGCACTGGCACCAAGCGCCATCATCGAACTGTTTGAGATGACGCTGGACACAACCCTTCACGGCAGCGGCGATACCTACCGTTGGCATAACGGCTGCAACGCCAACGTCACCGGCAACATCGTCTGGAACGGCAACGCTTACACCCGCTTGCCCGTCAAGGCCGAAGGTTTTGAATACAGCAACACCGGCACGTTGCCACGCCCCACGCTGACCATCAGCAACTTGGACGGCACCATGACCACACTGTTGCTTTTGGTCAACGCCACTACGCCCGGTAATGACCTCGGTGGCGCCACGGTCAAGCGCATCCGCACTCTAAAGAAATATCTTGACGGCGAAACTGCAGCAGATCCCCACGCCAAATTCCCCGATGAAATCTGGTACGTGGACCGCAAGGCAAGCGAAAACCGCGATTCGGTCAGCTTTGAGTTGGCGAGCAAATTTGATCTCGCTGGCGTGATGATTCCCAAGCGTCAAATCATTGCCAACATCTGCCAGTGGAAATACCGCAGCACCGAATGCGGCTACACCGGCAGCAATTATTACGATACCAATGACAATGCTGTTGGAACATTGGCGGAAGATAAATGCGGTAAGCGGATTGGCTCGTGCAAATTGCGGTTTGGCGAAAACTCTGAGTTGCCTTTTGGATCTTTCCCGAGTGCAGGACTAATCCAGTGAAACTTTCTGACACCGTTGTGGCTGCCGCACTGGAACACGCCAAGGCGGAATACCCACGCGAGGCATGTGGTTTGGTCGCCGTGGTCAAAGGTCGCAAGCGGTATTTCCCCTGCCGCAACATGGCCGAAACGCCAGACGAACATTTTGTGCTGGACCCCGCCGATTATGTCGCCGCCGAAGAACAAGGCGAAATTGTGGCGGTGGTGCATAGCCACCCCAAAACAAACCCAGCACCATCTCAAGCCGACCGCGTTGCCTGCGAGAAATCCGGCCTGCCGTGGCACATCGTCAACCCGCAAACCGAACAGTGGGGTTATTGCGAGCCAGAAGGCTTCGAACTTCCCTACGTGGGACGTGAGTTTGTTTTTGGAATTGTGGACTGCTACACGCTGTGCCGCGACTGGTACAACCGCGAATTTGGGCTGCATCTAAGCCACTACGACCGCCGCGACCAGTTCTGGCTACGGGGTGAGAATTTATACCTAGACAACTTCGCCAACGAAGGCTTTTACCCCATTCCGCTGGAGGAACTGCAGTACGGCGACGCAATCCTGATGCAACTTGCGTCATCGTTACCCAACCACGCTGCCGTCTACCTTGGCGACCAACTGATCCTGCACCACATCCAAGGTCGCCTCAGTAGCCGCGACATCTATGGCGGCTATTATCTAAAAAGCACCGCCCGAGTCCTGCGGCATGAAAGTCGTTAAGGTCTACGGCGCACTCCGCAAAAAGCTGGGTCAGTGCCGCTTTCAGTTTGAAGCTGATACCCCAGCGCAGGCGCTCAAGGCACTGTGCGTCAATTTCCCCGGTCTTGAAAAGTGGCTAATTGATAGTGAACAAAACGGTGTTGGCTATCGCGTAACAATCGGAAAAGAAAAAGTTACCGAACAAAACGCCGTGTTGATTGCAGCTCCATTTAGTGAGCGGGAAGTTTTTAGTATTACGCCTGTAATTGCTGGTGCTGGCGATGGCGCGGGACAGATTTTGGCAGGTGTTGGTCTGATCGCCTTGGCCATTGTTACGGGAGGCATTGCGTCTGCCGGTGTGGCCTTGGGAGGCTTTATGGGAATTGGAACAATCGGGACGGCTGTTGTTGGTATAGGCGCCAGCCTTGTCCTTGGCGGCATTGCACAAGCCCTTTCGCCTGCACCCGTTAATTCGACTTCAACTTTTGAGCGCGGACGTGAGGCGGCAAAGTTGGAATCGTTTAGCTTTAGCGGCATTGTGAACACGTCTAAGCAAGGATTGCCCGTACCGATTGCCTATGGTCGATTGTTTGTGGGTTCCGCTGTGATTTCTAGCGGTCTTGATGTGGAGTTCAGTGGCAACGCTGGTAAGTCCACTGGCGAAGTATTTGCGAGCAAAGGTTGATGACAAAAAGAACAGCTCTACTCCAAGGTTCTGGTGGTGGCGGTGGTGGAGGCTGCTTCCTTGGCCACACGCTCGTCAATGTACCTGGCGGTCAACGCCGCATTGATGAACTACAGACCGGCGATCTGGTTCTGAGCTTTGACCACACCGGCGAAGTCCATGAAGCCAAGATCCTCAAAGTTCACGAACACGAAGGCGAGCGCGTTATCCGCTACACGCTTTGGGGCGGTCAGCATCTTGATGCCACCCCGAACCACTGGGTTCTCAACCAGTTCAATGCCTTCGTCGAAATTGACACGCTCGGCTCTGACGACTGCCTTGTAGACCACAACGGCCACCTTCGCCCCATCGTTGGCAAGACCGAATTCTGCACTGGCACGGTTTACAACCTAACGGTCGAAGGTCACCACACCTTCATCGCGGGCGGCATCCGTGTACACAATGCTGGTCTTGGCCTTGGTATTGCTGGTGCAGGTGGTGGTGGCGGTGGTGGTGGCAAAGGTGGTGGTGGCGGCAGAAGAACGCCTTATGAGGCAGATGATTCGCTGCAGTCCACCCAGTACGCAAGTGTTCTAGATCTTATTTGCGAAGGTGAAATCCAAGGCTTAGATAACGGCGCTAAAAGTATTTACTTAGATGACACCCCGATTGAAGACGCGGCAGGAAATAAAAACTTTCGCGGCTATCAAGTTGTTACCAGAAATGGCACGCAAAATCAAACTATTATCGGTGCTGATCTAAATGCAACAGAATCTGAAAATGGCGTCAGCGTTCAGCTTTTTGCATCCACACCTGTAACTCGTCAAATCACGAATACAGCAGTAGATCGAGTCCGCGTGACGGTTAATGTTCCAGCACTGCAAATTTTGCAGGACGATGGCGACATTGTTGGCCACAGTGTATCGCTAAAAATTGAAACCCAATACAACTCTGGCGGTTATACCGAAGTTATTAGCGACACGATTAGTGGCAAAACCGGCAATCTATATCAGCGCGATTACATGCTGGCGCTGAGTGGCGCATTTCCAGTCGATATCCGAGTTACAAGAACAAGTGGTGATGAAAGCTCCGCCAAGCGCCAAAACGACATCTACTGGTCTAGCTATACAGAAATTATTGACGAAAAACTGCGTTATCCAAACAGCGCCCTTGTTGGCTTGCGTTTTGACTCACGCAATTTTAACAACATCCCCAAGCGCAAGTATTTGATTCGCGGCACAAAAATTCAGTTACCTAGCAATGCAACTGTTGATACCACTACGCATTTGGGGCGCGTAACTTATGCGGGCGTCTGGGACGGCACGTTTGGTGCGGCAACATGGTCAAATGATCCGGCTTGGTGTTTGTGGGATCTACTAACTAGCACACGTTATGGCGCCGGTATACCAGCCAGCAATTTGGATCGTTACGACTTTTACGCAATTAGTCAGTATTGCAACGAATTAGTTGATAACGGCAAAGGCGGCTTGGAGCCTCGCTTTTCCTGCAACTTGTTAATTAACAGCCGCGACGAGGTTTACAACGTCATCCAAGAGATGACCAGCTTGTTCCGTGGCATCGCGTATTACGGCGCCGGTTCACTGGTATTGCAGCAGGATAAGCCAACTGATTCGCAATATCTGCTTGGACCAAGCAATGTTGTTGATGGCATTTTTAATTACAGCGGTTCATCCCAGAAAGCACGTCATACGGTTGCCACTGTTGCTTGGCAGTCCTACGACACCCTTGGTGAAGTTGAATACGAATATATTGAAGATGCTGAAGCTGTAGCCAAATACGGCATCATCAACAAGGACATTAAGGCGCTAGGTTGTTACAGCCAAGGCCAAGCACATCGGGCTGGCAAATGGGCGCTACTGAGCGAACAAAACCTGACCGAAACCGTCACGTTCTCGGTGTCAATAGACAGCGGCATCATCCTGCGCCCCGGCATGGTGATCGACATTGCCGATCCGCTTAAAGCCGGATCACGCCGCAGCGGTCGCGTCAGTTCTGCCACAACAACCGCCATCACCGTTGATAGCAGCACCAACCTCACCGTCAATCTGTCAAACAGCCCAACAATTTCGGTGTTGATGCCCAACGGTTTGGTAGAAACCAAAACCATCAGCAGCATTTCCGGTCGCACAATTAATGTCAGCAGCGCGTTCAGCGAAGCACCCAACGCCAACGCCATCTGGCTGATCCAAACCAGCGACATCGAAGCCCAACAATATCGCGTGTTGAATGTTGCTGAATCCGAAGATGGTATCTACGGCGTAACTGCACTGCAGTACAACAGCACAATTTACGACGCGATTGAAAGCAACAACAAATTATTGCGCCGAGACATTAGCAACTTGTCTGCCAAGCCCGATACAGTTGGCGACATTTCTGGATCAGAATACATTTATCAAGATGGGCAAAATGTATTTTCCGGTTTTGATTTAAGCTGGATCAGCCCTAGGCAACGTGTTAGCGAATTTCGGGTTGACTATCGAATTGATAATGATAACTGGAAGCAAGTTGTTAGCACCTCTCCTTCGGTGCAAATTAAACAAACGCGTCCCGGTATTTTATATATTCAAATAACGGCGGCAAACTACCTGAATAAAATTAGCGATATTGCATCAGCTCAATTCACACTTGTTGGTAAAACTGCTGTTCCCGGCAATGTTCAAAATCTAACGTTTGAAGCCATCAACAACAACTCCGGTCGTCTGCGCTGGGACGAAACCGTTGACCTTGACGTCAAAGTTGGCGGTAAAGTTTATATCCGCCACAGCAGCCTGACCGATGGCACCGCAACTTGGAGTAACAGTGTTGACTTGATCCCAGCTAAATCTGGCTCTCAGACCGAAGCGATCATCCCGCTGGTGGAAGGCGAAGTGCTGGTGAAATTTGAAGATGACGGTGGGCGGCAATCAGCCAACGAAACCAGCGTAATTATTGACCTGCCCGACACTATCGCGCCGCTAACAATCCAAACCCGCCGCGAAGACCAAGACTCCCCGCCGTTCCAAGGCACTAAATCCAATACCTTCTACAGCGAGGAATTTGACGCGCTGACCCTAGATGGCACCACGTTGTTTGATTCGATTGTTGATTTCGATTTGGTGCCGACCCTAGATATTCTTGGACCAGTTGACGACTCTGGCACTTACACGTTTGCCAGCACTTTGGATCTCGGCAATACCTTCTCTATTGACCTCCGCCGATATTTCGTAACTCGTGGTTATTACCCATCCGACCTAATTGACTCTCGCACCAATACCGTGGACGATTGGCCAGATTGGGACGGGGCAATTACCGATCACGTCAATGCCAAATTGATGATGCGTTCCACTACCGACAATCCCAGCGGCACCCCGACTTGGACTGCATGGCAGGAGTTCGTCAATGGCGCCTTCCGTGGTCGTGGATTCCAGTTTCGCGCTGACCTCACCAGCACTTCAATCGACCAAAATATTTTGGTGGACGAATTGGGTTACGACGCCACCTTCCAACGCCGCACCGAAAACAGTGATGGAGCGGTCAGCAGTGGAGCTGGCGCCAAGGCAATCACTTTCACCAATGCCTTCTGGACTGGAACAGCAAGCCTCGGTGGTGTTAATGCCTACCTTCCCAGCATCGGCATTACCGCGCAGAACATGGGAACCGGCGATTATTTTGAGGTCACCAGCGTCAGTGGCACTGGCTTTACCGTCACGTTCAAAAACTCCACTGGAACTGCGGTTAGCCGTAACTTCAACTGGAATGCGGTTGGTTATGGCCGAGGCGGCTAAAGTTGGACAAACACTGTCCTTGTAAGGACTCGGCATGGCTCAACACGATTATGTGATCGCCAACGGCACTGGTGCTGCCGTCCGTTCCGATCTCAACAACGCGCTGGCTGCAATCGTCAGCAATAACAGTGGCGCAACGGCGCCTAGCCCCACGTATGCCTTCCAGCCTTGGGCGGATACTACGGCGGGCGTCATGAAGATGAGGAATAGCGCGAATTCGGCTTGGATAACCCTTTACCAGTTAGACGGTGAATGGACCAGCATTGCGTTTGAAAACGGTACGGCTGCTGCCCCGTCTATTTATTTCAAAGACAGTGGCACCGACACCGGCTTTTATTCGCCAGGAACCGATCAGGTTGGAATTTCAACGGGTGGTACAGCTCGCCTGACGATTGACGCCAACGGAAACGTCAATATCGACAGCAATACGCTCTACGTTGATGCCGCCAATAACAGGGTAGGTCTGGGGACTAGTGCGCCTAGCGATTATGACGCTGGAGCGAACAAGCTTGTAATTGCGGACACCACAAACTCAGGCATCACTATTCGCGGCGGCACCACTGGACAAGGCGCTATCTACTTTGCTGATGGCACCACTGGCAACGAAGCGTTTAGGGGAAGGATTGAATACAGCCACAGCTCCGACTCCTTGAATTTTGGAACGGCTGGAACTGGCTCCAGAGTTACGCTTGATTCGTCAGGGCGTTTAGGGATTGGCATTACTGCCCCTACTTTCCCATTCCATTTGCAGCAATCTTCAGGTGGCACGTTAGCCAACTTTACAAATGGAGCAGATGCTGATTTCCAAATCACCTGCACTTCTGGAGTAACAACCGTAGGTCCAACTTCAGGTCTGTTAGCTTTTCGATCAAACTCCACTGAACGCGCCCGCATTGACAGCTCGGGACGCCTGTTAGTTGGCACGTCTTCTAGCTCTGCCAATGCTGCAGCGGTCTTCCAAGGTTTCGCCGCTAGCGCATCTGGACAGGGGATCATTCAGCTTCAGGTTGGCAAGAACACCGCAGCCACGGGAGTCAACGAAATCCTGGGCTCTGTTCGGTTTGCCAATAGCGACGGCAACATCGGCGCCCTGATCTCTGGCGAGGCAGATCTTCAATGGAATAGTGGTGACTATCCGTCGAGGTTAGTGTTCTCCACTACCGCCGACGGAGCGAGCAGCCCGACGGAGCGGGCAAGAATTACGAATGGTGGTTTCTTCAAGGCAAGTAATGGCGGATCTGGTAATTATGTCAGCACTGTTGGCACATACCATGAGTCCATAAATTCCAGTAGTGGTGATCATATTCATTGGTTCCGTAGCACTACTAGCTCAAACCCATATGGAATTAGAGTCGACTACATAAGCGCCGACCCCAATGGAACCGGAAGTGAGTTTTTATATTGCGTAGGATATAAT